TCAGTAAGTAATTATAATCAAGGTTTGATACAACAAGGACTTGCAGTAGACCAAAGCACAGGTAAATGTTTAGTTGTTTGGAATAATGCTGCAGATAGTTTTGGTGGTGCAAGTAGTCATCATCCTAATGGAGTAATATTAACTGTAGACACAAGCGACAATAGCATTACAAAGAGTAATGCTGTAAGAATGGCAACTGGTGGGTCAGGTGAAAGCTACCCAGTAATGTTATGTCATTATGACCCTGATAATACTGAATGGGTAGCAGTAACAGATGCTAATGGTAGTTCTACCTCTGGTATAAATGCTTTGAGAATTACAAATAGTTCTGGAGACCCAGCAGCTGCAAACTTTACATCATTAGGTAGCAATTCAGGACACACCCTACAAGGTTCACAAAGTGTAAATGGTGGTAGATATGGAGGATTGACCTTTATATATGATGAAAGTTCTGATTACTTTATGGTTGGTAGTTCAACATCAAGTGCAACCCCAAAAATTTTTGCATTTGAAAATACTGGTAGTGCTATAAATTTTGATACAACTGGTATTGCAGTTAGTCATGGAACTGCTTCAAGTCAAAGTGGTAGAGGCGGCACTATGGCATATAGCCATGCTAGAGGTAGATTTATGTCACACGGTAACACTGGTAGTGCTGAAAACTTAGAAATATTTAGTTATGATGGCTCAAGTTTTACAAGCCATAACGCTAGTAGTTTAATATCAATAAATTCTGATGATGATGGTTTTTATAGAGGTGGTGCATCAATGCAAGACATGTCTGCATTTGCTGATGGAGCTGTAATGATTGTTGGTACTGATTATGATAGCCGACATCCTTACTACATTATTATAGAAGCAGGGGGTTAGTGTGGCTAAAATAATAAGAAGAAAATCAGATAACTTAGTAATAGCAGTTCTTGATGATGACAATGTAATAAATTTAGGGTCTAATGGTTCTACATACAATAATGGTCAAACATACGACCAAGACATGACCAATAGTACACATGAAATAGTTACAGGAGTAACTGCACCAACTAAGTTTTTTTCAGGTTATTTTACATACGATACCGATTGGTCATTAGATACAGATGCCTTAAACGATTATAATGCAATGGCAGATGATGTTGGTTTGCCTAGAATAGAAGCAGAACTTTAAACATTTCTATAAAAAATAGTATAATATAAGTAGAACTTGCAAAATGAATTGGAATAAGTTAAGATACGATTTTAGGAGGTATAAATGCCAATAGAAACTAAAACGTACAAACATTACTGGACGGATAAGAAGTGGTGGCAAAACGAAGACTATGTAGAGTTTCCTGTTTTAACTTACAAGAAACACTATGCAAGGACTAAAACAGTTGAAAGAAAAATAAAAAGTTTATTAAGAAGAGGTAAATCTTTTATACTTAATACAAATATTTTGACTGGAGATGATATACTATATGTAAGTGGCTTTAATGGGATGGTCCAACCATGTGAGGATGCAGTAGAAGAATGTAAACAAACATGGCAAGCTAAAAAAGAAGAAGGTCACATGTTACATATAAATAATTGTTTACCCTTTTTGAATGGGGTTAGACCGGTATGGGGAGACCCCCCACCGAAGAGAATTAGAAAAGCCTCAATGAAAAGAGGCATCAGTTCAAGGAGAAATGCGTAATGCAAGAAGAGCTTAAACAAGATTTAGAAACTTTAGAAAAAGAAATTGAAGGATTGAAACAACAAATAATTAATGTTAATACTCAACGAGATACATTAATAGCAAAAATTCAACAATTAAATGGGGCAGCAGCTTACTTAAGAGGTAAGTTAGGAGTAACTCCAGAAGAAGTAGTAGAAGAAAAGCCTGAAGAAACAACGGAGGAAAACTCGGAGGGTTAGCCAATGCCTACAGTGGCAAACGAACAATTTGATTATGTTAGAATCGATACTGGTGGAGGTGTTTTTACTAATAGAGATTTAGAAGCGAGATCTATTACTGGCACATCATTTTCAGTAATAGAGGGTACTGACGATTTTTTATATTTAGGGGATGATGCTAAATTTGATATGGCAGTATTTGATATAGATACACCCGGCAGTTACACAGCACCTTTAAAATACGAGTATTTCAACGGGTCTAGTTTTAAAGAATTTATTCCTGATACGCAAGAATTTAATTTAGATGACAATGATGATGGTACATACTCTGGAGAGGCTTATGGATTTGCAGGAGATGGTGTAGAAATTTTTCCAGTAAGAGTGATAAGCGATTGGGCTAAAACAACTGTTGATGCAGGACAGTCTGCATATTGGATAAGAATAAGTGCCCCGAATGGTATAACCACGGGTGCAACTATTAAGAATATTAGAAAAAGACCTGTAGAAGCATATTGCACTACACAAGAAGTATTTGAATTATTACAACTTGCAAACGTAACAAATACCACAGATTTTACAACAGCTACTATTCCAACTAAAGCTACAGTAGAAACATACATTCATGGGGCTCAAGCTCAATTAGACTATCAGACTAGAAAGTCTTGGAGAATGAATTATGTTGCAGATGAAAAACATGACTTTAATATATTTGGATTTAAACCTGATAGAAGAGACCCTTATAAAATATTAGAGCTAGCAGTATGGGATGGTTCTGAATTTGATGTTAGAAGCAAAGGCAGGGATAAAGATTACTTTTTAGTTAGAGATACTGGCATGATACATTTTTCTAGATATTTCTTTTTACCCGCAAGATTTAGAGGATTTAATACCCCAACATTTAGATTTGGTGGAGGTGAATTTATAATGCCTATAAAAATTAAATATTTATATGGTAGAAATATTGGTACCGATATCAGAGAGGGGGGATTTGTTACAGAAATAACTAAAAAAATGGCAGCTTTGGAAATACTTAAAAATTCTGACTTTGGAAATTTAACTGTAAGCGGTATGGATAGAGTACCATTGCAACAAAAAATTCAACTATTTACGACTGAAGTTGCGGAAGGTATAGAATCCCTTAAAGGTGTGGAGATATTCTAAATGCCTACTGAGCCAATACCTGTAAATGAATTTATTACTGAGTTAGAAGATCAGTGGACTCATACTAATGTCAGTGGGGCTGGTAAAAAACCCGGTTTTATTGAGGTTACGGGGGCTAGTGAACCTATGAGATATAATTTGAACGTAAATGATCAAATTATTGCAAGACCTTCTGGACCCGCTTTACAAGAAATACCCATTGGAAACAGAAAGTTTGGTAATAGGCTTTATAATATTACATTAGAACTGTATACAAATACAAGTAGGCAACGTCTTTATGATGTAATGAGAGAAGTAAGAAGAGTTTGTCATGCTAGAATCCATAGTTTAACAAATTTTCAACGTATCCAATTTATGGATTTTAATGAATTAACCAATGCACAAGCTAATGTATGGGCGGGTACAATTTCAATACAATTAGTTAACAGTGCAATTACTTTAGAAACGTAAAGTTTTATAGTATAATAAAACGTAGGAGGAAATATAATGGCAGTATTCCGATCAGATCAATCGCAATTAACATATGCGATGGAATCAGCTCCGGGAGGAGATGTAGAATTAAATAATGGGTCAGTAGTATCTAGTAATCCGTTTCATGCGTTGTTAACAGCAGCTCATTCAGCGGGGACTACTCAGCTTACATATGACACAGGTACAAACACGCTTACTGTAGGAGACTTTGTAAGAATAGGTGGAATAGCAGAAGATGCTAATGCGAGTGCTACAACAGTAGTGCCTTTTGAAATTAGAAGAATTGAACACTTTACTACATCTGGTACCTCTGGGTCTAAAACTGGAACTATGTTTTTAGATAGACCCCTAGGATTTAGTCATGCTAATAATGCTAATATTGTTGAAATTGATGGTTCAAGCACCACTCAACAAACTAAATTAATTACTGAAGTACCGGGAGCTTATGAATCAATAACAGTGCCTGATATGGTTCCTTCTTACGAACCTAGATATTTCTTAGGTGTAGGTCAAAAAAGAGACTGGACTAAAATGTATGTTGGGGCTCAATCATTTGCTGGATCACTACCCGGATTTATTCCGTTGAGTGGTAAACCATTTAGATGGGCGATTGGTACAGTATATGATGTTCCTAATGCTGTAACTGGTAGTGCTACAATTACTGAACCTGCAAGTAAAGGTGATATATACATTACTATGTCAGGTTCACATGGTGTAACAGCTGGGGACTTTATAGCAATATATAATGGGACTAGTGCTACTCTTATAGGTGGTTCTAGTGGAACAGCCCCTACGGCAGATAAAAGCGTAGAAATACACAAAGTAGAAGCTATTCCAACTACTAACGTAGCAAGATTAGACAAACCTTTACGATTTGATCACGCAGATGACAGTATTATTAGAGAAGTAGCTGCAGATGTGCCAATTCAACACAGAATTGAAGAATCAGTATTGTTAGATACAATGACATGGCATTTACACATGAGAGATAGTAGTGAAACATCTGCTAATGATTTTGATAGAAGATATGTTGGTGGATTTGTAGGTTCATCTACCATTTCAGCTGATGAAGGTGGTATGTTAATGTGTAGTTGGGATACGGTACAGTTTTTAGATATGATGCATAATCAAGAGAATGTGTCTCAATCAGATGTAAATCCGGGATCTGAAGCCGCTTTAACTAGTTTATTTAGTGGAGATTCATTCTCTGCGGGTATGCCTAGATTTTCAGAAATGGCTGATATCTCTACATCGGATGCTGTTTACCCTTCAACAGAACCTTATTATTTCTCTCAAGGATCTGTAAAAATTATGGGTCAAGAATTTGCGAGAGTTAGAAATTTTAACTTAAGTATTTCAAACGGAGAGGAGCCTAGGTATTACATTTCTCCTAGACATGGTAGACACAGAGGTCCATCTGAAATTAGAGAGGGTAGAAGAAGTTACGGCTTAAGTTGTACTTTAGCATTACCAGATTCAGGAGCCTCAGCAAGTGCAGTTGGTAGAAATACTGCTACAGAATTTTTCAAACAATTACTTTTAGAGGGTAATTATGGAAGTGGAATGGAAGGATTTAACATTGAACTTACTTTCACTAGGGGTACTAATGATACTATTCAAATATTAATTCCTTCAGATTACACTTCAGGGGATGAGACAACTGGTGCTGAACCGGGATTAGGTGAAAACGGAGCTTTCTTAACAAGTGCTCCACTTCCAATTGGAGGAGATCCTATATTACAAGTTTCAGCAGAGTTTAGTTGTAGAAATTTAGCAATAATAGTAACAGATACAGAAAGAGTATATACATAGGAGGACTAATATATGTCAGATAAGCCGAGTGGAGAAAAGACGGGGTTTAATTTAGATAAGTACAAAATCAAAAGTGAAAATCAAACTTACACTATACAAGTGCAAGATGATGAATTTGATGTAGTAGTAAAACCAGTTACATGGCAATTAAAAAATGAATTAGTAGCCAAGTGCATGAGTTTTAGCTCAGACGGAAGTTCATCTTTTGATAGCGGTATTTATATAAAAGAAGTATTAAAAGCGATTATAATTGAAGCTCCTTGGGGTAAAACCACAGATGAATTTTTAAATTCAATAAGTTCAGATTTAGGGGCAGCTTTGGAACAATTAGTTCCATCAGCTTTTGAAACTAACTTTGGGGATGTTAATGTAGTAAAAAAAGGATAGATCGGTTTCTAAGATCAATTAGTGTGTCAACAAAGGAATCGATCTTATACTCGCATTTTGCGACTACGTTGACATTATTAGGATTAGGATTGACATATACGGAAATTAAAAATTTATCAGACACAGAGGTGACAATGCTTATAGCAACTCATTTATCATTTGAAGAATATAAAAGTGAACAGATGGAACGAAATGCTAAACATCAGCAAGCTGCTGGAGCACACCCAGAATTTCCTAGGAGATATTAATTATGGCAGAGCAATATGATGTAAGGTTTTCAATAATTGAAGATGCTACTAGAACTGCGGGTGTATTGGGAGCAGGCGGTACGGGCTCACCTACAAGGGATCCTGAAAGTCGTAGGAATGAAGAACGGGCTAACAAATCAAGACAAAGAACTTTGTTACAATTAATTGGTGTGCAATTTACTTTAGCCGCTTTACTTAAAAACTCTCAGATTTTTACAAACACTACAGGAGCATTGTTTCAAATTTTAGGTGGGTTTATTGATTTGACATTAGCTCCATTAATGCCTTTATTTGCTCAATTCTTAACTTATATGGCTAGTCAATTTCCTGCCTATAATAGATTAATTGCTGCTATAGCCCCTAGAGCAATAGATATTATAACAAGTATAGGTAGAGGTATAGGACAAATTTTTAGTGCTGTAGCTGCAATAGGAGCTCCAGTATTTAGTTTATTTGATAAAGATGGTGTATCAAAAGATGGTAGATTAAGTTTAAACGATATAATCCAAGGTTTGGGAGCTGCAGTGTTAGGACAAGGAATATTTGTTGCATTACAAACAGGGTCAACAAATATTGTATCTGCTACGGTTAGAGGCTTAATGGGAGCTACAATAGGAAGACTTTCAGGAGTTCTAAGAGGAACTGCTTTATTTACTGCAATAATTGGAGGAATTAATTTTTTCTCTACGTTAAAAGAAGAAGGTATTATAGATGCTTTGAGAGTTTTAGCTGATACAGTTGTTACTACAATAGCTTCTGCTATAGGAGCTATGATTGGTGCTGCTGTGTTAGGTATTCCGGGTATGATATTAGGAGCAATGGGAGGGGCGTTTATAGGACAAAAATTTATAACCCCTATGCTTCCGGGAATGGGGGCACCTACTTCTATGCAAGGTGGGGCAGGTGTAGTAGGAAGAAGTGTAGCAGCTGATTTTGCAAATACACAATCTCCTTACGTTAGTAGTGATAGTGCAGGATTTGTCGGCTCTTCTGAAACTGACGCTTATGGATATGATAGAGAAATAGTAAAACAAGGCGGTAGATAATGGCATTATCAATATGTTTATATGATGGATTAACTTCAAGTGAAAAAAGATTTGCTTTAAAAGCTGATTCTTTTTCTGTTAACTATGTTAAGACTCCTGTTCAAATTCCATTACCGGGTGGAGGAAACCCGAAACTTTTAGATTTTGGACAAATAAGACCTACAATTACTGTTACTGGTATAGTAGATACTACAGCTCCGGGAAGTTCAGAAAATGTTGCTGGACCCACTAGAAATAGTAGCACTGTATATACTGTGCCAAGTAAAGAAGAGTTAGAAGATTTTATAACAAGTAAATTTTATGATGAAAGTGCTTCTAAAGTAGAAATTATGATTTCCGATGGTACAGGCACAGCTGTCGCAGCTTATGAAGCAGCTATTTCACAAGGTAGATTTGATATAGCTCCTGCAACTGAAGATAGATTTAGTTTTACATTAGTGTTTGTAGCAAGGAAAAGGACTGATTCATAATGACTGATCCACTAATTCACAGAGCATCTAAAATATATGCGTGGTTGAAGGTAGGTCAGTTAGATGCAGCAATTGCAAATGATACTGTAACTAGCATGACTGTTGACTCTGGGCATAGGATGGTTAATGGTATGGATGTGCTTATAGGCACTGAGATGATGACGGTATCGAATATTACCGGTCCTACTGATACTGCTATTACTATAGATAGAGGTGAATATCAGAATACTAAAAATGGGACTGTTCATGGTATAGAAATTGGAGGGGCTGCAGCAGCACATTCAGATAACGCTGAGATTTTTGCATGGTCTGAATTAATTGATAGTGATGGTAACAGTTTAGCTCAAAGTTTTACTATTGAAGAAAATATGTATAAACCTAGAACATTACAACTAACACTGTCTAACTTTGCAACTACTACTAAATTTACTGTGGGTATATTAGATGGAGTATTAAAAGAAAGCACCCCATTAAAAGTAGTGCACGGAGTAAATTATTCTATTTTATTTTCAGGTAAAATTATTAGAGTTACAAAACAACATGCTTTAGAAGAGGGTAATACACTTCAAATTACTGCGGCAGATGCATTTTATGAAATGGGTAGAATTAAAACTGTTGGTGAAGATGCTGTAGTAGAAGTAAAAAATATAAATAGATCATTATCGACTTCATTTGCTGACGTAGCAGATGCTAACATTTCAAGTGTTATTGAATTATTAGTTAGACGATTTCAATTTTCTGGTATTACTCCAGCAGGAAGTGGTTCTGGGGCAGTAAAAGAACATAATGTAACAACAACTCCGGGAGTAAGTGGTACTGAAGCAGTTTTTGAAGCTTCTAGATTTGCTAGAAATGTAAACGCTAGAGGAACAAAAATTAGTTTTGCGGGTTCTAATAATTATCTTTTAAAAGCTATTTCAAGATTAGCATTAAGTGATCAATTATCTACTCATAAATATGGATACCAACTTAGTATAAATGATAACTTTACCAGTGTTTCTACAGCACATAATCCACCAAAAATGTTAACCTATACTAAATCTGGTTTTGCACCGGGTCTAGCAGAAACTACTAGCCCATCTACAGGAAATTTAACTTTTCAATATTATTTTGAATCAGATCCTGTAGTTGAAAACGGTGGTACTAGATTAATGAAATCAGGAGCTTCCTTTGATAATTTAGATATAGATAAAGTTAATGTTATCAATGCTCGTTGGACAGATGCTAATACAGGTAAAATTCGTAATCTAGAATTTGAACTTTTTAATTATGAAGGGGTAACTAGATCAAGCGGAGGACAATTTTTATCCAACGCTTTTGATGGGGCTAGTGGATCAGGTGGGGGTAAAAAAATAGTTGCTGATGCTGATGATGCAGACGGAACTCACGGAGTACACGATCTTAATTTAAATTCAACTAGTCCTACAAATTGGAGCCCTAGAGTTGTAGATGAAGATGATAATTTAATTGGATACTTACAATTTGCTAGTAATAGTAGTACGGGAGCATCTCAAACTGGGTTTGCTTTATTAAGTGGTACTAGCACTGTAACAGCCGCAAGACAAGTGGTTGCAGGAGAAAATTTATATTTAAATAAGTTTTCTGAGGGAGATTTTTTTACTTTAACGAGTACAACTGATCCAGAAGGAGTAGATGTTTTTAGACCTCAACAAGTATTAGAGCAAAAAGTTATGGTTACTATGGATTTTGGAGTAGAAGAAAATTTTAATAATATTCGTGAAGCTGTTGCAGCTAGATTTTCTCAAAAACAAATACCTAAAGTAAGAGGTAGATTTCAAATTAGTAATAGTTACCCATGCACTACTTGGGAAAATGTTATTGATACAGGTAGTTCAGGAGATACAATCGCTACTACAGCTGATGGTTCAAAAACAGTAACTGAATTATATGATAATGCTATGGGAGCTTCAATCACCACAAGTGATGGTATTAGTTTGGGAGTTGCTTTTACACAATTAGGATTAAGAGCTGGACACTCTATTGGAAAATTAACAGGACAACATGGAGATGTTGATACTTTTGGGTATCTATCTAAAGTTACAACATCTAATTCTGCAGCTCAACTTACATTTATGTTAAATTCTGGTACTGTGTCTAATGGTGATTACTATAGATTACATGTACCATTAAGAACGGGACACATAGTAAAAGTTAGATCAACTTATCACGGTATTACAGCAACCACTGGTGGTAATGCTATGGTGACATCAATAAGTTATTATGAATCTGGGGGTAGTTCGTATACAGATATAGAAACAGTTGGTCAACGTCAAGGTACTGGACAAGATGTCATAGCTTTTGAAAGACCAGATTTTACAAAAGATTTAGATGATCAAGGAGACGATGATTACGAAGATAGCCAATTAGGATTTGGGCTTTTAGAACCCGCACACTTTACAGGTATATTTAAAGGGGGTCAAGAAGGAGGTTCTGAAACTGCCACTGATGTACAATGGACTGCGGGTTATTTATATGTAGGGGGTAGATCTTATTCTATTAATGCTGGAGCTACTAGTGACTCTAGCTTTGGATTAAATACTACAATGGCAACTACTGATACGGGTGCTACAGGTTTAGCTGATACTAGACACATAGTATTTTTTGATCCTAATATTAGTGAAAATGAATTTTGTACAGATACAGAATCTAATTTTGAAATACATAATGCTACTGCTGGAAGAGGGCAAGCTTTTTCTAATCCAACACCGTTTGCTCAACGTAGATTACGAATTGCAACTGTAGCCTCTGGACCACACGGCACTTTTCCAACAATACTCCCATGGATACAAACTGGTGCAAGTAAACAATCAGATCAATCTACTGCTGAAACTACCGGTATGAGTTCTTTTATGGGATCAATCGGAGGGAGACAATTAAAGGGTGATGTAGCTTATCATTGGACTCCTACTCAAACTGAATTTTTTGATTTAGGTACTGCTTCTAGAGAATGGAAAGATTTGCACATTAAAAATGAACCTACAGTTGACTCTGATAGCAGAAAAAAGAAAAATATTGCGGACATTGAATTAGGTTTAAATTTTATTAATGATTTAAAACCTAGAAAATATGATTGGACACTAGATGCTACAAAGATTCCTAGGGATCTTAAAGGTAATTTTAACACAAATCAAACAATGCGTGGATTAATAGCTCAGGAAGTTATAGAAGCTTTAGCTACACATGGAATTGATGATTTATCAGATTTTGCAGGGATTTATCTTAACCCAGAGACAGGGTTTTATAGTGCAAAATATAACCAATTTATAGCTATTTTAATTAAAGCGGTTCAAGAACTTTCAGCTAAAGTTAAAGCACTAGAAGATGAAGGCTAAAAATAAAATTGTTAGATTACGTCAAAACAATCGTTTTATGTCTACTGCAAAAATAGCAAAACAAGTCGGTGTAACTAGACAATATGCAAGAGAAGTTTTATTAAAAAATAACTTAGAAACTAACCCTCCTAAACCTAAACGTGTGGTATACTGTAAAGTATGTAGAGAGATAACCACTGATCGTTATGGACTACATGATGGTGAATGCAGATTTAGATGGAATCGAATAAGATTAACATGCTCTTTTTGTAAAGTACCCTTCTATAGAAGTAGGAAAAGAGTTATGCAAGGGTATAAATTAAAATTAAAAAATGTTTATTGCACTCAATCGTGCTATCAAACATACAGAAAGCAAAAAACAAATGGAAATAGACAACGATTTAATCCTGAAATGGGAACCAAAAATCAACAAGATGGTATCCAACATTTATATACAAGGGTTTGATAGAGATGATTTAGCTCAAGAATTAAGACTAATAGTTATTAAAGCTGCTAAATTATATAAACCTAATAGAAATGCTATTTTCCATACATATTTACATACTGCAATGGCTAATAGGCTTAAAACTTTATGGGTACAAGCAAGTAAAAAAATTCAAAGTTATAGTTTAGATATGCAAACAGATTCAGATAATGAAAATTCATATAAACTTAGCGACTTCATAAAACAATTAGATGAAAACTTAGATGAAGTAGATTTTATTGATTACTTAGAGTCATTAAATTTAGATGCGGGTGAAAAACAATTCCTAACTGATAAGTTTAAAAACCGCACTATGAAAGATATTGAAACCAAGTTAAAAAGTATTTCTAATAAAAAAATAGTCAATGGAGAAGAAACTGTGGTAAACTATTCCATATACAAAGTAAAAAAGTCACTTAGAAATAAACTTAACGAAGAGAAATAGTATTGGAAAATTTTAATTTTATAGAGTCTGCGGTTATCTTTAGTCTATGTGATTCAGGTAACTTCAAGAATTTTACCCATTCTCCAAAGGATTTTGCAGAACATGGAGAAACTTATAAGTTCATTCAAGAATATATTGATGAATATACAGAATTTCCAACTCCTGAAATTTTATTAGAGAAGTTTGATACGCTTAAGCCTGACTCACAATCAGTTAATTTTAACTATGCATTGAATGAATTTAGTAAACAGGTTATGTTTAGAAATATAGTTAATGCTTTTAATTCTAATCAAATGATGTTAGAAGACAATCCTAAAAAAGCATTAGGAATGATTATGGATGATCTAAATGATGTAGAGATATTGCATGATGAAGATGTTAATCAATATGATAATGGTGGTTTAGATAGATATGAAGAGTGGCAACGTAGAAGTTCTATTAGAAAAATGGGAGATGGTTTGATAGGTATACGGACTCCCTTTCATTTAGTTAATGCATCAGGAGTTGGTTGGCAACCCGGTGACTTAATTACGTCTTATGCTAGACCTACAGTGGGTAAAACATGGCTATGTTGTAAATTAGCAGCAGATGCTGTGCGTAGTGGGCATAAAACACTGCTTGTATCTACAGAAATGCCTACATCAGCTATAGCTTTGCGTATGGATGTGCTATTAGGGCATTCATTAGGCTATAAACTATCCCATAGTGCCCTTAGAAACGGTAAAGAGATAGATGAAGGCGAATATAAACGCTTTTTAGAAGAAGTAAACTATAAAAACCTACTAGTATGTGACCATATTAGTGGAGAGGATAGTATATCACTACCTAGTATTACTAATTTAGTGCGTAAGTATAGTCCCGATGTACTTATAATTGATGGGGTATACTTGATTTCTACATCAGATAAGAATAAAGCAGCGTGGGAACAATCACATTCATTGTTTTATGGATTAAAAACTATGGCATTGTCTACAAATACTACAGTTATTGCATCAACCCAAGCCACTAGAGATGCAGCTAACATGTATAATCAGCCAACTGCGGGGCAAGTAGCTTTTGGAGATGCTTTGATTAGAGCTTCAGATGTAGCTATTTCAATGTGTATGGTTGAAGATGAACCGCAATTAAGAGAAATTATGTTTCAAAAATATAGAGATGGAGACTTAGGAGCTTCAACCACTGAATTTCTTTGGGATGTAGATAAAGGTAGAATAGAGGAGAATCATGACACGTTTAGTTAATTTAAAATGCGGTAAATGTTCAGCTAATGGTACACTAAGAGTAGGTAAAACTATAGTCGATCATTATTCTTTATTAGAAAAACAAGTATTAGGATTGGTTAAAAATGACCCCTATTGTTTTCAGTGTGGCATGACATTTCCTGATGGCTTTTGGAAGGAGTCCAATGGTTATATCTACAGGGTATACTCGTCACAGCGTAAATAGCATGGTAGATTGGACACAAGCACTACTTAATTTAGGTATAGATGTGCCCGTAGGCAGTGACGAAATATCTATATTGTGCCCTTTTCATGATGATACTTCTGAATCATGTTCTATAAATACAGAAAAAGGTTTATGGATTTGTTTTGCTGGGTGTGGGCAAGGTAGTTTAAAAACTTTTATACAGCAATATATGGATTGGGATTTTAGTAAAGTTAATTTATATCTTACTGATTATAAAAATATAGTTAAAAGTAATATATTTAATATAGCTCCACTTATACCTGAAGATGTAATTTTACCTGAAGTAACCATACCTTACAAACTTGCTAGTGTGCCAAGATGGATATTTGATAGGGGTTTTAATAAGACTACTATGCGTAAGTGGGGATGTGGTATAACCCCATCTAATGGCTTAGTAATACCGATTAAAGATAAAGACTTTAGAACAGTTGGATGGATTACTCGACAAGAAAAAATGATCCCTAAGTATTTATATTCTAAAGGATTAAAAAAATCACATGTATTGTTTGGTCAAAGTTATATTAAATCTTGTGATGCAGTATGTGTGACTGAGGGTACGTTAGATACCATGTGGTTAGATCAATTAGGATTCCCCTCTGTAGCATTACTTGGAATGAGTATGTCTATTAAACAACGAGATTTACTATTGACATTACCCACTAAAGAAATTATATTATGTTTAGACAATGATGACGCGGGGCAAATAGGGAAAGAAAGAGCTTTGAAATTATTAGGTAATAAAATTAAAGTTTCGTACATAAATATACCTAAAGAATATAAAGATGTTCAAGATATCAAATCTTATGATATACTTAAAAATGTAATTAATAATAAAAAATACTGGTAAAGGAGGACACATGTCAGGAATCAGTATGATACAAAATAATATAACTAGTAAAGAAAATAGGTCGTCTCAATCTTCTGAGGCTAATGCTAAAGAAGTTTGGTTGAAAGATGGAGATCAGGTTTTTATGAAATCCATAGCCACAGGTGAAGAAGGCGATATACATATGGAGGAATTTTATGTATATGAATTTCAACAGGGGATTGACAAAGGTTGGACAAGTGTACTAGTAGAAAACGGCGAACCTGTCAGCACTGTACCAAGTGATGCAATGGTTTATGAAGATGGGAGAAAAAAATCTCCAAGACACAAATTTGCACTCTGGGGATATGTAACTGAAATATTACATACAGAACAGAGAGTTGATTCATGGGAAGAAATTACTAGCCCATCAGGATCAAAAATGTATAAAGAAACAGTGAATGATTTTAAAGTTTTGACTCTATCTTTTGGAGCACAGAATAGTAATTGGAATCAGTTTGTAGATATATACGAAGACAATGGTTCATTAGATAAGAACGTGATGAGAGTACGAAGAAGAGGTTCTAGTTTAGACACCACTTATACAATTACTTCTACATCAGGAGCTCTGCAGTTACCTGAAGATAAACAAGCAGAGTTAAAGAATTTAACCCCGATTAAAGAGTATTTAAGTCAGAGATATGGTGCTGTTGATACAATATCTTCTGATAATGTACCATCAGATGCCGTGAGCGTTGATGACGATGACGACTCTTTATTCTAAGGTAACAACCTCCATAAACGTGGACTCTCCGGTAGATACACTGTCGGAGAGTTTACATAATTTACCCATGATAGTAACACCAGATACATTTACAGATACTATAAATTCTTTACCTAAGACCCCTATGTGGATAATGGACGTAGAGACAAATGGCTTTAATCCTTATGATATGCATCAGATATGTGGTATAGGTTTAGCCGATATTGATAGTGACCATGCATATTACTTTCCTTTTAGGCATCAATCAGACGAGCCTAATTTATCACAAGATCAATTAAAACAATTAGTTGAGTTTATTAATAACACTTGTGAAACAGTTGTAGGATATAATGTAAAGTTTGATGCTAAATTTTTACACAATGAAGGTATAAATATAGATGCAATGAAGTTATTAGATGTTCTTGTTATGGTAAGAATGACTGAGCCCACTACAATGAACAGGCTTAGTTTAACAGATACTTTGATAAGAACTTACGGAGAAAAAGCTGGGGCTTATGATTTAGAAACTAAAAAAGTTTTAAAGAAAAACAAATGGTTTAGAGACTTTTCTTTAGCACCCCCATCTGTTTTAGGACCATATTGTATAGATGATGTTAAGTGGACGCGTAAACTTTATAAAGATAGGCTAAGGAAAATAGTTACTAGTAATCAACTAGAGCTTTTTAACTTCCAAACAAAACTTACTAAAACTCTTTACATGATGGAAAGACGTGGCGTAGTTATAGATAACAAGTACGCTAAACAGGCTTACGATAAGACACTGACTAGAATAGATGTTTTAAAGAATAGAATATATGAATTAGTGGGGCATGAGTTTAATATTAGTAGCACTAAACAACTAGGGGAAACATTTAATGCTATGGGTATACACTCTCCGTTACGCACTGCAAAAGGTGCTGAGGCGTGGAATGAAGAAGCCCTTGTAAGATTAAACTCACCACTAGCCGGATTGATAAGACAATACAGAGCATTAGAAAAGATAAGGTCTACATATATAGAGCCTTACTTAGAATTGCCTGTGCTTCACACTAGCTTTAATAATTGGGGTACAGTAACAGGTAGATTATCATCTAGCTCTCCTAACTTACAGAATATACCTAGAGATACGGTTTACGTAGAAGACAGGGAACTATCTGAATCTGATAAAGCAGATGTTAGAGATAGAGTTGCTGCTATAGTATCTAGTAAAGGTGGTAATTCAAGCACTGAACTAACTGATGAAGTGTTAGATACATGGAGTTTTTTAGGTGGGGATAAGTTCAACGCTAATGACGATAGACAAATTGCTATTAGAAACTTGTTTATACCTAGAGATGACTACAAAATGATAGCGTATGATTACTCTCAAATGGAAGTTAGAGTATTTATGAGTTATGTAAATAACGAAGAGATGAATGAATTGATGAAACAGGATGATGTTGACTTTCATGGAGAAGCGGCAAAGATAGCTTTTGATGTTACAGAGGATGACGAACAGTTTAAATTCTTTAGGCAACTAGCCAAGTCAATTACTTTTGGAGTTATATATGGTATTGGTAAAGATAAGTTAGCATTACAATTAAATACTACCCCTGATGAAGCTGCTCAATATAAAAATACATACTTAGAAAATATGAAAGGTTCTAGAAAATTCTTCAATGCTGTTATTAAAAAGATAAAAGCAGACGGTAGAGTTAGGAATAAGTATGGTAGAGTATATAGAGTACCTAGTGAATTTGGATATAAGGGTGTTAATTACTTAATTCAAGGAACTAGTGCAGATATAATGAGTGAGCGTATGGTTGCTGTGGCAGAATACCTAAAGGATAAGAAGAGTAATCTGTTACTACAAGTGCATGATGAGATTATCTGTGAGATACATAAAGATGAGGTAGATGAAGTAGCCCCTGAAATAAGAAGATTAATGAAAGAGAACACTCTTAATATACCACTAGAGGTGGATATGGAAGTATGTGACCCTTCATGGGCAGTAAAAAAAGATTTTGATGATATAAACAAGTTTAATTTAGAGGAGCATATAGATTGGAGTTAACATGTTAAAATATGTACCAACAAATGAAACTTTTGAAGAAATAATTGTTACATCTAAAAACAGGGCTAAAAATTTAGGAGCATTAAATAATTCAATACGTGAGGGTGCGGGTAATTTTGTAGGGTATGTAGGGCAAATATCTATTGCAAAACTATTAGGAATAGATGAAGTTGATACTTTTGACCACGATTTACAATATCAAGACATGACTTTGGAAGTTAAAAGTAAAGATAGAACTGTAGACCCAGCTCTATATTATGATGCTAGTATTGCTAAAACAAGTATGCATCAAAATCCAGATATCTATGTATTTGTATCTGTAACTATACCTGCAAATACAACCGCTATAGAAGCCATATGGATTATGGGTTGGATATCAAAAAAAGAATATTTTAATAAAGCTACTTTTTATAAAAAAGGGGATATTGACCCTAGCAATAACTTTACTTTTAGAGCAGATTGTTATAATCTACCTTACAATAAACTGCACCCTATAAAAAAATTATTGCAACAACATAATCAATTTAAACTAGAAGAACATATAGATTGGAACTAATGAAAGTAATAGCAAGAAAAAACGAAACCTTTGAAAAACTACTTAGACGTTTTAAAAAGAACTTACAAAAAGATGATACTCTAAATACATACAGACAAAAACAAGAATTTGTACCTAAGAGTGTAAAAAGACAACAACAAAAAGCTAATAAGCTAAGAAAGAGTAGGGAAAAAGATGTCTAGTAAAGATGTATTCCATTGTGAAGAAAATGATGATGAAGTTATATACTATGATGGACTAAAAGAAGCCTTTATAGGATTAGGATTTCAACAGTTTAACGGACCCTATGCTATATACGACAGAGAAAAAGCAATAGAAATAATTGCTAGGGATTTTTATAAAGAAAAAAAGAAAGAATATGAATTTGAAAAAATGGGTGCAGAAGAAAAACTTAAAGTTGTACAAGATATAGGGGATGAAGCATATATGGAAGCAGTAGAATATTTTGAATACAATACTGAAGGAGCATGGATGGGGGATAGAACACCCATATTTGTAATTATGAAAGACTTATTAACACCAATAGAACCTATAGAGGAGGACTAAATGGCAGCAGCAGGATGGGAAAACCCAAAAGCCCCTTATGATTTTACACAAGGTATGTGGAATGATTATAATAAAAACTATTCACATTTATCATGGGAAGAATACATGCAGATGACAAAGTGGGGTATAAAAGAAATAGTAGATAAAACACCTAAAGAAGAAAATAAACAGTATAGTACCTTTTGATTACATACATGACAATCAGATGGGTTTTGCAGAGGGAAATGTGATAAAATATATAACAAGGTGGAGATACAAAGAGAATGGTATCGAAGACCTATACAAAGCAAAGCAATATATAGATATGTTGATAGCGAAGGAGCTAATAGATGACACTAATGGATGATAAAAAAATATATAATATGAACGACCAAGTAAATGAAGGTAAAACAGGTGAGGAAAAAATACTACAATTACTTGAAGTTAGACATCCAAAAGCCAAAATTAAAGATGTTAGGAATGTGCAAAAATATAGAACAGACGATATAGATTTTGTTATTACTTTACCTAGTGGACAAACAAAAACAATAGAAGTTAAAACAGACAGCTACACCACGGGTAATTTTGCACTTGAAGAATGGAGCACTAATCCAAAAAATACAGATGAATTTGGAGAATTTATTGAGGACGGCTCTGGAAGCATAGGGTGTTTTAGAAAAACTAAAGCAGATTATATATACTATTACTTTTCAGTATGGGATTTGTTATTTGTTATGAAAACAAAGCCTGCTCAGGAATGGTTTGAGGAAGCAAGGCACACATTTGAAAGAAGCAATGTTTATAACGAGGGGTACACTGGAAGTATAAGAAAAGTGCTTATAGGAGAAATGCAAATGGCACTTGGAGATGATAATATAAAAGAATATAAAAATATAACTAAGGAAATAGAAAATGGCTAAAGTAGGATTAAAATTAGGATTTACGTTTAGAGTAGGTCCATTAGAAACCAATCAGTATGCAAGAATGGACATGGAGATTCATGACATTGATACTGAACTACCAGTAGAAGAACAACTAGAAGAAGCGGGATTAACATTAGATAAAGCATATAAAGCAGTATATGATAAAGTTGATGGTGAGATTAGGGGAATCCTAAAGAAGGGTAAGAAGAAGGATGGAAGCTGAACACATTAGAGCTATTATTACTGAACAATTTTTATCTGAAAGAGAAACCTTTGATAAAAAGTTTAGTGAGCAGATGAGCCATCCAGATGATTTTTGGAATACTATACTAACAAAAGAAACAGGTAAAATAGCTGACGCTGTTTACGAAGAGACTCCAAGTGTATTGTATAACGGCTTGGTTAAATGTGGTGCAGTATGCATGGCGTGGGCTGAAGCAATACAAAAAAGAAACATAAAAAGACGAATTGAAAAAGGCGATGATTTAATATGAGAGAAAATGCAAAAGAAATATTTAATAGTTTACTAAATGATAAGAAAGTAAAGGCTACGACTGGGGATGATACAGTTTTTGAGTACACTAAGATACCTTTTAATATCCCACAACTAGATAAAATTACACACGGCGGTATACCTAGAAAAAGATTTACTCTTTTATTTGGTGGATTTTCATCAGGCAAGTCTTATGTAGCATCACAACTATGTAAAACTGTGCAAGAAGATGGTGGAGTAGCTGTATGGATTGACTTAGAGAAGTCATGGGATAACGATTGGATGACTAAGAGTGGGCTAAATACTAAAGAAATGTTAGTTTACGACCCCGACACAGCAGAGGAAGCATTCAAAGCTGCTAGAAACTCTTTACAAGCAGGAGCAGATATAGTAGTTCTAGATAGTGTAGCAGGTTTAGTACCTAATGATATCTTTACACATGAAGATGGCGTGGGTCATAGCCCTATTGCATGGCAGTCTAGAGCTTGGAATCAAATGTTGATGAGACTTATACCTGAACTGAAACACGGTGGGGCTTTTGTAGCTATTAATCAGACTAGAGGCACCATGGGTAATGTACAAATGATGGATACAATGCCGGGTGGAGAAGGTCAAAAATACTTTTCACACTGTTGTATGCATTTTACTAGAGGTTCTTGGTTAACTAAACCGGGTAAAAGCGGTTCAAAAAACATGTCAGACAGGATGGGGTTTGAGATAAACGCTAGATTATTAAAAGATAAGTTTGGTGGAGAGAAGTTTGAACAAGCTATAGTTCCATTTAAGTTTGATGGTGGTATAGACATGATTGAAACTTATGTAAGAGTGG